AATAGAACTTGATCTTTTAATTGTTGTTCGGTAAATCCCTTTGTTGCTCCAAAGGAATCTGCTAATTCTAATTGGGATTTAACTAAATTCTTTGTGGTTTCAAATATACTTTCCCCAGAATTTTGGATTTCCATAAATCTATCTCGAACAGCAGTAGCCTCTTCTTTTGAAGAAGCCATTGATTTTGATAAATTTGTAATCTCAGTATCCGCCTTAAATCCTAAATCTAGGAACATTTTAAAGCCTTTTACTAATAAACCTATAGAAACTAAAGGATCAGATAAACTAGAAAGTAAATTACCACCCATACTTCCAGCAGCAGCTCCCATAGCTTTAAAACTACTTTCAGTTTCTCTTGCATTTTCTTTGGCGGCCTCTAAAGCTTCATTTGTTTTTAAAAGTTCTCCAACTATTGGAATTTTTGACATTCCCTTTAAAAGAATACCAGTGACTCCTACTTTTTTATTTACCTTATCTCGAAGTTTATCTTCTTCTTGAATTTGTTTAACAAGTTTTTCTTCTACTTGAAAGTTTTCTTGTAAGCCTGAAAGTAAAGTATATTGTTGTTCTGTTAAATTTGTTCTTGATTTTAAGTTTTCTTGTGATATATCAACTATTCCTTTTTCTTTGGCAAGTCTTTCAGCAGCATTTTTTAAATCTCTTAAACTAGCTTCTGATCTAGATTTTAAATTTTTAACTTGTTTATCTCCTAACTTAGAAATATCTTCTTCGTTGTTTTGGAATTGTTTTGCTATGTTTAAAAGACTAGTATATTCTTTTTTAGCATCAGAAATTTTATTTATTTTAATAAAGAGTTCATCACTAATAGATTTAATAGTATTTCTTAAATTAGAAAAACTATCATCCATTTCATCAACAGTGTCTTTTGGATCTTTAGCCATTTAATATATTTTGTTATAAATATTAAAGATTAACATTTTTAACTATATTTGATTGGATTTTTAGCATTAGCTGCTTTTTGTAATAATTCAGGGGTTTTAATAGTACCGTCTGAATTGATTGCTGTTTTTTTCCCGCCTGTGGAATTTCCGTTATTTTCAATAGTTTCTTTTTCTTCCTCATAATGATTTTTTATTTCATTAAAAGTCCAACGGCGGAGCCATATTGGCATATTGTAAACAGTATGCCAATCGTAGCCTCCTTTACCGTAGAATACTATTTGGTGGATTTGATTAAATAGGGATGCTCTAGCAGGAGCAATATTATCAGATGTCAGGCCAAAAAAAGCTAACCCCAATTGGGATATTGATTCTATTGCTCCCTTCACTGGGAAAAAATGTTAGATCTACATCTGGTTGGATCTCTTTAATATATTCTCTTAGTGCTCTTGCGTCTTTAGCTAATAATGCTGTATCTACAAATTCTCTAACATCTTTTCTATCTCTTAACCCTTCAACTGCAATGATCATGTATTTTAAACGAGTGGACATTTCAGGAGAAGCATCTTTGTTAATTTTTTTAAGACCTTCTAACTCACGGTTAATATCTTGTTCATCTTTATGACTTAAAATCTTAAATTTAATTTCATATTTAGAATGTGGAAGTGTAAATGAAAATTCATTTGTATGGTTTTGGAACAAGGTTTCATTCAATATTTTATTTTCAATTAAAGATAAATCTACTGTTTGAGATTCACCATTATAGTCAAAAGTATATTCTGATCCATATCCTAATACACGAGCAGCAACCATGATTGCATTTTTATCTCCAATCAATAAATCATCAAAATTTATTTTAGTTACAATTAATGATTTCATTAATTTGTCTAATACGGTACCGTTTTTGATATAAGATTGATTTGTTAAAATATCTTCTTCTCTAGCGGTCATATATTTCATCTCAATTTCACCTTTTGCTAACTCAGAGCCTTCAGGATAAAGTAAACCTTTAGAGGGTAATTCAACGATTTCCGTTGGTAATTTAAATTTTGATTCTTCCATAATTTTTATTTGTTATAACTTAATTGTCCTATATACATATATTAAAGGGTTGTAATATTATCAGGATTTATATTATAGGATACAACTCCTTGTATTTTTAATATTTCTTTGCGAATTTCTTCCATTTTACTTTTATCAAATCCACCCTTTGTAATCCAAGGATGACCATCTACTTTGATAGTTAAAACGGTTTGAAATTTTTCAGTGTTTTGCTTGTTGTAAGGCATTGGTTCTTTAGCTGAAGCCACAGTAATTCCTGGGAGGGAGCGAATATCGGAGAATATTTCTTTTTGTGGTCTTGCTTTAATATTAGTAACAATCATCCCTACCATTTTATATTTATCTTGGTATTCTTCGTTGAGTTTTTTATTTAACTCTTCTCTTACTAACGTGCGTAAATTATTTAATTTCATATGTTCGTATATGCTATAAATATTATATAGCTTAATTTAATTAACGTGTTTATGTTCCAACATATAATAGAAAAATAAAAGCTCCAAATTTCTTTGGAGCTCTTACATATTTTTTTATCTTATTCTTAGTAGTTCAAGATACAGTAATCTGGTTGTACAGTAAGGGCAATGTTTACTGCTGTTCCATCATCATCCCAGTTATAATCTCCAAAGTTAGCACTTGTAATAAGAGCTCCTTTAATGATCCATTCTGAAACTATATCACCTACAGGTCCGATTACGTTGAATGTGATATCTTTTTTATAGAAATCAGAATATCCATCTCTACCGGTTACTGATTCGTGTCCTAAACGCACCCATTCCATTACGGCTTGAGCTCCACTAGGGGTTATAGATTCATATAAGGTGAAATCAATTGTATTCCAAATTGTTTTTCCTTTTACATAACGTTGAATATTAATGTGGTTAAGAGCAACAGCGGTTTGTGTTAAACTTACAGCACTTACACCTTTTACTAGAAAAGATGGGATTCCATCCATATAAAGGATAAAACGGTTGCTTTGTTTTGGTTCAAATGCTGTATAAAATATTTCGTTTGGATTTAAAATTGCCATTTTTTATTTAATTAATTTTTTTTATTATAAATATTATATATTTTTATTTTTTATCCAGGAAATTCAGCTCCTGTTGGTTGTAGTATAAAATCTAAAGATATAAATTCAGCTGTACGTGTTGGTTGGATATAAATTTGTCCGATTAATTGGTTTCTATCTATTACATCCGGTCCATTATTGGAATCATCCATAACAACTTTATAAGCATATAATCCTTGTTTTTGTTGGATTCCTTCTAAGAATGGAGTAACTCTAGCTATGAATGAATTTCTTGTTGCAATTGTATTTTGTTCAAATACTACTGTATCCGCAATTTGACGAATATAGCTTTTTAATTCAATCATTAAACGACGTACATTTACTCTATCAAGTGCAGAAGCTGATTTTTGTAATGTTTTTTGTCCAAATATTACAACACCTTGTCTAGGTAATGTGGCGATTGGGTTAATATTATTGCTATATAAATCGTCTCTATTACCTTGTGATAATTTTTGTTCAGCTTGAAGTACTGTGCCTAATCCACCGCGATTAATACCTGCTGGTGCGAACCATGGAGCTGCTACTTTATCATTATTAGCGTATACACCTGGTACTACAGTTGAAGCTGGTGCCCAAACGTGTTTTCCTGTTGATGAATCGATAATACGAACCCAAGGCCAATATGTTGCAGCATATGAAGTATCTCTTGTTTGAGCTTGTGTTATTGTTTCACCTAATGTACTTCCAAAAACACCTAAATCCATTACATATAAACTATCTCCTCTTGAAATTGTGTTTGAAAGGATACTTGTTACTTGAGCTGTGTGAGTATCATTTAATAATCCAGGAGCAAACATTACATTAAATTGATATTGTTCTGCATTTGCTAATAATGCAATCATGTTATTATAATCACTACCTACTAAACCTTGTGTGTTTGTAGAAATAGCATCATATAAATTGATTGTATTACTTACAGTTCCAGATCCTGACATAAATGATCCGCTTCCATTAATTGGAAGAGATGAAGTATAAGCACTTACTGCTGTTCCGTTTGCATCAAAATAATTTGGTGTTGGAGAATCTACCGATTTTACTCTAACATATTTTGAATTATTTGGAAAATTTCCAGTCAAATCCATTTGATTATTTACTGAATCATATGCTAATGTTTGATCACCTATTACTTTAGAAATATATCTGGTTGAATTTGGATCTAAATTAACACCATTAAATGCTTCTAATATTGATTTTTTATTTGTTGTATCGTTACCTTTTCTGATCAATACATTAAATGTTCCTGATCCTGTATTTGAATTTGTAATTTCCCATCTAACATTATCTGCACTTCCCGAAGCTAAAGCTCCATTTGTTTCAGATCCGCTATTGTTCATCATTATACCTTCAGAAATTGTTTCTAATACAAACGCTTCACCTAAAATATTTGCAGTACCTCCTGAAAGGGAACCAATTAGTGTTCCTTGAGCTCCTGCTACTGCTCCTTTATAAATTTGTACACCATTTAATGCTGTACCGCCATCTATTGTTTTAATAATTAAATCAGTCCCATCAAAACTTGAAGTTAAACCTAATGCTTTAAAATCAGCATTTGGATCATTTATAGCATTAACAGCAGCATTTAAATAATTAGTATAATTATCATCATCATCATCATCATCATCATCATCATCATCATCATCATCAT